GATGTGTCGCCGTTCATTTCTCACGATTCCCGCTATTTCTCGGTTGTGCGGGGTTGTCGGCACCAGTGCCAATTCCGTCTTGAACAGTGCGTCCATGAAGGGGAACATCCGGGAAGTCAATGCGTGTGACCGTATCACCTCCTTCAACCAGGCGTTCCGTTTTTCCGCCGTGTCCAGGTGGTGTCGTGAACACGAGTGAAATGCCAAGGTCTTTCCTAAAAAGGGGATGAGAATATGTCCCGGTGCATCATTCACCCGGGCCGGCCAAAACCGGGCCGAAAAGAACGTGACGTCATAGGGATTTGTTCTCACCCGCAATTTGGGTCGGAATCCAAAAGATTTCACTATTTCCTCCACTTCCGGCAGTGACATCTCATTGAGAATCTCGGGACTCATGGCAATGACATTGTCGTCCCCCCCTTGAAGAATTCTCACGCTCGGTGCGATCTGTGCTACATCCTTTCCCGTGGCTACGCAGATAGCATACAACATCACAAGGGCGGCGTTCCTTGTGTTGTCAAGCGTGGTGTTCGTGTCCCCTGAGTGCCGTGTGCCCGGGACTGTGTACTTTGTGCCCAGTGCTCCGTAACCGGTGGTCGTCGCCTGGTTGCGCATGAGCCGCGTGTAATTGGACTGTCCGTTCAACAAGTCATGCAACCAGTATTCAAAATCCAGGCAATGTGGTCCCTCGGTGGAATCAAACTTCGAAAAATCGTTTTCAATAAACACGTTCAGTCCGTGGGTCAGGCAGTTGGTCATCCACGAGCCCAGCTGTATCGAGTCAAGCCCGGATCCCATAGTCACGAAGTGGTTGAGATCCCATACCATCTTGGTGGTGTAGTATTGGGCTTGCACGTATGGTCCCGTCTGAGTTGTGAACGTGTCTGATGCGGCCTGGATTATTCGAGCCGACTTGTGTTCAAAGAACGCTGGCCCTGACAGGGGTAGCAGTTCCGTTTTGATGAAGGCTTTCCGCTGTAAGTCTTTCTGTGTCAACTGTGGGAATGCCTGGAATGCTTCTCTTGCCCTGCGTTTTTCCAACCGGTTCCTTTCTGGGTATGTCAGCAGCCACCGCTCAAATGGTATTACTCTCGCTTCGGGAGCCTCACAGGTGATCTCCATCATCACGTCCCATTGAGGAAAAATTGCCTCGTGGTGGAGGGAGACAAAGGTTTTCAAGTCGTCCCATGCTTTATCCGTGTCGATATTGTTTTCTGCACAGATCCTGCTCCGGATTCCCCTGTACTCAGTTTCCGCCGTGTGCGGGTGCATATACGGTATCATGTTCACGTTAAGTATCCCACACACTGTGGGCCCGCAAATGCCTTCTCTCGGGTCCTTTGGGGATACCATCACCGTCGCTCCTTCCTGCACCGGGGGCAGCACTGGCTTGGATTCGAGGCAGGCTATATTCCAAACTGGCATGGTCCATGCTGCTGGCGGCGTATCTGGGGCCGCGGACTGCCCGGTGGTTGTGAAGTCTCGCAAGATCTCTTCCACAGAGCTTCGGGCTGGTACCTGCGGCGTGGCAACTGCGGTCAACCCTTGTCCCTTCCGCCACCAGCGCGCCACTCTGGCTAGGAATGGTAGACTTAAGTCTCCGGCTTGTGCGGCTTTTAATGCCTTTGTGGTATCCGCATGGGCATAGGCTAAATCTTTTATTAGCCACAATTCCAGTTCGGCTTCCGCCATCCGTGCAAGATGATCCGTCACCAGCAAGCTGGCTGCCTGTTTGTCTAGTGGGATGTGGTACGCGACGGGATTTTGGCGCATTAATA